CTTTGAGTTTCAATCGCAGCCATTGCTTTCTGCTGCTCGATTTGAATCTGCGCTTGAGCCTGGGCCATCATCGCATCCAAAGCCGGATTAGGCTGTGGTTGCTCTGGAGGAGGATTAGAAAGCGCCTGATCCTGTTCTGGCGTGATTTCCTTGAAGAACTCTGTAGAGTCCTTGAACCCTGCCGCCTCAATAAATCGTCCCAGGGTCAACCGATACTGACCGAGACTTACTAGCGGATTCGCAGCTCCGAGCGTCTGGAGAATCTGCTCCTGCTTTGCCAGAACCATCTGGAGCATCGCCATCTGTTCTTGCTTCGTACCAGTCCCAAGACCGACAGAGATCGATAGATCGTACTGGTTGGACCATTCTCTCGGGTCCATCTCGACGAACTTACCGCGCATCCGAATGATGGTAGGCTTGTCCTGATACTTGCAGACCAGTTGCAGAATGCCCTTAAACAGGCTTCTAAGGCCCGTCTCAGCGAAGATCCTGGCAATGAGTTCCAGCTTGCCCTGCTGTGCGCTAGTGACCGCAGCAACAGCCGCAGCGGTGACGTTAGCTAAGACGTTAGGATCTAGCCCCTGTTGCGAATCCGACACCCCAGTTCGCTTCTGCTGAACACCGTCGAAATACTCCAGCATTGGGAATGCTTGACCAGCGACGGGGGTAACTTGTAGCGGAACAACAGCAGCAGGATTCTTCAACCTAACCACACCACCCGGAGTGACATTTAGCAGGTCATCCAGATTGACCTGACCTTCTACAGCACCGACCCTAGCGTTGTTCGTGAGATACAGGTTATCCAGCATCTGACGGACGAGCGTGGACTTGATAAGCTGAATGTCCATCGTCCTATCGGCCAAAGACTGACCAAAGAACTTGTGCGGGATCGGAATCGGGCAGATAACATGGAACGGGCAATAGTCCGTCTGCTCGTTGCTCAGGATCTCGTTATTGCTGTAGACGATCCTGCGGAACTCAGCAATCCCGTCCTCATCGAAATCCACATAGATATAGCACTCAAACACCTCAATTTCCTGCATGGCAGGATCAAGGCTGTTCTGCTCAAAAGGCTCTTCACCAGGGCTATACCGAGCGATCTTCTCCTCGGTAAAGTCCAGACTGTTGTAGACCGGGAGATTGTCCACGATCTGCGGATCGAACCCCATCTGCAACAGTTCAGTCCTGGGCACCAGAGTCCGGTGCGCCATAAACGGAGCGTCTTGAACTGTTTTAGCCCGTTTGCTGACAATCAACTCTTCGGGTGGTACGTTCTCAATGACGATCTTGCCGTGCTTGTTTTGTTTCCGCACGACAACATTGAAGAACTGAGTCGCCATTACCTGACCGTCTGGACCCTGCATCTCCTGCTCTACAACTTCCTGAGCGACGATCTGGCGAGATCCATCCGACATCAGCAGGACAAGCTCAGTCTCAGAGAGGTTCTGATACACCTCCTCGATAACGTCAATCTTCTCGTCCCAATAACATTTCACCGTTCCAGTTTTCTGGAGCAGTGCGTCCTTGAACCAGTGGTGCAGGATTTGGAATCCCGGGTTTTGCTTGTAGAAAACCCAGTTTGCGTATTCCGTTGCCTGTTTCGCTCCGTCCTCGTCACCTGGGCCTGTAGGCTCAAATCGAACGATGTCGTCTGATGCGGTGAATACTCGGATCAACTGAGGCAGCGCACCGTCAATTGCTTCTGCAACCTCACCGGTGACAATCTGGCTGCGCCCCTCTACCTCGTTCCCGTAGGGATTTCGCAGGTAGTAATCCATTGACAGAGCGCGTTCTTCTGTCGTCTCCGTATCCAGATAACCGATAGCGTCATCGATCTCCGAGGATACTATTGCCTTCAGTCGGCCTTCGTCCATTTGTCTGACCTCTTTGTATACGGTCGTTTATCAGGCTGCAATTCTCTGACCTGATTTTCCAGTCGCTCTATCCGATCAGTTAACTCCTTGACAACCTGATCGAACATTCTGCGATCCACAATGTAACCTTGAGGAATAATCATACCACCCACCTCGTGTTATTTTTCAATGGCTTGCCCCAGTCATCGTTCGACATTAAGTCAAGACTCTGGGCCAAATATCTCCACGCATCCGCTGCGTGACTGTGCTCATCGTGCAATGGCGCTCCTGGCTCATTCGTAATCTGGTTAACCGCGCGCCTGTATCGCTTGAGATGGTTAACCAATTCCATACATTTATCAGCGTCGAAATAAGCCCTCGGGAAGACTTGTCGTGCCAGCCTAATCCCTTCCTCTGGATTACCTCTGGCGAGAACCTCGACATTCCTACCTAGGCTTTGCATCATCTCCTGAGTAGATTTTCCAGACTTAAAGTCTTTGTGCGCTCCATCGTGCGGAATGTAATCATTACCCCAATTCCACTTTCTATTACCCAATTCCATTACATAAGAATCTATTGTCCTGTGGCTGTCCTCGATGTAATCAACCACCCTGATCTCTGATGCAACCTTCTGCACACAGATGATTGACATGGAGTCGTTCCAGCCCAAATCCCAGACTGTATGCACCTTCAGCAGCGGATCGACAGGCACATTCCTTATGCGACCCTCTCGCTGGATGGTTTCCATCTCGTTCGCATAGATAGCACCTTCAACAGCAGGACGACACCGACCCTCCCATGTTGTCAGATACCCTGTCGGATCTCTGTCTAGCCAGTCTCTGCGCTCTTTGTCGAGTTCAGTAGGGAACCAAGGGTTATCAGACCAGTTGATCTCACAGACCCAACTCTCAGCAGGTGGACTAGTCACGAACCTTGTGAAGGTCTCATCCGTATCCAGTTCTGGATTGAAACTGACCCATATCTCTGATCCTGGCTTGCGGATGGTCGGAATGAGAATATCCCAAGACCTTTTACTCACGACCTGGGCCTCTTCTACCCAGCAGATGTCCGTTCCCTCGTAAGACTTCAGATTTGCAACACCTTGTTGACGGATACCTGCAAAAGTGAATTCTGTGCCGTTCCTGCCGAGGATCTTTGTCTCTTGAACCTCGTAAAACTCACCAAGGCTCAGCAACTCGATCTGATCCTTCAGCAGCCTATGTACGGACTCTTGAATGCTTTTCTGCGTCTCTCTGGCACACAGTACCCTGATGGGCTTTGTAGCGCCTAACGCCACAAGAGCTCTGGCAATGGACCAACTTTTACCCGATCCCCTGCCGCCGTGAAGTATCTTGTACCGCTTTGGCTGGAAGATAGGTAAGAGCTTACTCGGAATCTCGACTCTGGTTCGCAATTCCGACAATCTCCAACACTGCTTCAGTTTGAATTGGGCCTCCGTTGTTGCCCGTTACTTGCAGCGGTAACAACTTAGGATAAATCTGCGCCCAGAATACTTTCTCGTTCTGCGGATCTTCCTTAGCCCACTCCACAAGCCTTTCAGCACCACCCAGACCTTCTGCTGCGTAGCTGATGGCTTCCTTTGCCTGCATGGTCATTTTGTTGGGTGTGCCCTTTGGCCTACCCCTGCCCATGTTCGTAAGATTTTTTTGCTGTACTTTGCTGACCATTACCGACTCCAATTGGGTGATCGGTTGATATTACTTACACCTTTTGTTAATCAACTCAATAACTGACTTATCTTTCTCTTGACTCTCAGTCGGAGCAAACAACGCTCTCGTTCGATTGTCAGTTAGTCCTGGTTCGCACAAATAGTAAACAGCAATACTATTTCGTGTTACCCCAGGTGGACATTTTATCGGATTAGGTAGCCCATGCCAACTTCCACGGGTATCGAATATCACCGCTCTGTTGAAGACCGGCTCAATGGTTTTAGCAATAGTTCTGCTGTCTTTGTACAGACCCAACCCACCACCCCACCTCGGTTCCCAATCTGGAGTAAGGTAAACGATAAGGTTAAGACGGCGTTGTAGATGTAACTTCGGATGGATGTTGTAATCGAGGTGAACATTTAGTTTTCCTCCAGGCCCATGCTGATGTAGCCCACCACCATGTAAACCGATGTCCGGTGTTAGTTCGCAATCTACTAACCGCTCCAGGAATGCAGTGAACTCTGGGCTAAGTAGATGATTAAATGTCTTGTAGAGGTTAGGACCAAACTTGTGCCAGTCATTGCACGTTTGCTTGATCTCTAGCGGATTGTTATACCTGATCCAACACGGATCACTTGGATCTGGGAACTCTGCTGCGATTTCGTATGGCAGTGCGAAGAAGTCATCTATTACGCAGTGCCAGAACGGGCTGTAGTCTGCTTTCACTTCTTGTTTCGTTCGCTGATAGCCTTTGCTTTGGACTTTGCGTCTGCCTTGCTAGATGCGCCCCAAGCACGAAGCGACAGCAGCAGACGAGTCGGCTTGCCGTCCTTGTACTCTGGCCCTGGTGCGTTACCCATCCTCGCCAAGAACGATGCCCTGCGCGGATTGTCACCTGACTTAACAGGAGGCTTCAAGTCTGAGCCAGGGTTTTGCCGCTCATAAGACTTGCGGCCAGCCTCATTCAACCCACCTTTTGGGTTTTTCCCTGCCTTGCGAGTCCAGGCTGCGGTCATTTCTTCGGCAACTTTGGAGCGTTGTTCTTAGCCGGTTTTGGCTTCTTTTTGTAATTCGGTTGATTGGTCGTACCCATCTCAATCATCCTCTTCCAAAAGTTTAGCCATCTTCAGCATAATCTTGTGACCCTCAGTCATGCCCTTTACTGGACCACCGGCCAACCAACGGTCGCACACATAGTCAGACGAGCAGCGGAAGTCCCAGCGAGCGCAATAACCAATGTCATCGTCGTCCACAATCTCCTGCATATCTTCTGGCATACCAGAAACCATGCAATCGATCATTTCCGGCGTCTGAATGAACCTGGAACAGTTTCCGCAAGAATACTCTTCGTCACCCGCCTCTGCGTACGTAGCTTTGCTCTCAGCCTCAGCCTTGTTCCGGTCGTTGACCTTTGAGTCTTGCGTAGCAATAGGACATTCCATCATTTCTTCCTTGCCGCTCTCATATTGTCAACCAAATTAGGATATGGCCTACCGCTGGCCCTAGCCATCGCTTTTGCAGACTTCTTCTCTGCCGGACTCAACTTGTCCGGTTTGCCCAGAGACTTGGGTCGTGCCTTGTCCCAGATAGGTTTAGATTTCACATTTTCGCCTTTTTCTTGGCTGGCATCCGGCTGTATGCCTTCTTGGGCGTAGCCTCGATCATCTCTTTGGCTACCTTCTGCGGAACACCCGTCTCCTTTGCGACCTTCTTGCTACCTGCTGCCGCATACATGAGACGAGCTTGCTGCTTGCTGGTGATAGGCATATCAGTCCTCAATAATGTGCTCTGAGTGTCCAATTCTACCAATTACACCAATTCTTTCAACAAATTGGCAATTTTCACGGTCCAAATGCTTAAACAATCCGTGTTCTATATCGAAGACTTTACCAGATAACCATCGCTGCCAATGCTCGTTTCCAATCTTCTCAAGCACAGACTTTAGATACTGCGCCTTTCCTGTTGGAAACCCAAACAACCGCGTCATCAACATACCCTCGGTCCCGACCTGATCCATTGAAAATCCAGTTCTTAGCGGATACCTGAACGTAAACTTTTCTGGGTCGTGAGACTCTGGGCTGAAGTCATCTGTCAGTTGATATCTTCCTGATAGCTTGTACGTCCGGTCATACCAATACTGCTGATCCATCATCCTCTGTAAGCACTCGATTTCTATCGCATTCTGGACAAACCCAATCGGCAAGTTTTTCTCGTGTGCTCTATCAATCCACTCTGCGCCCCAAAATCCAACCACCTCGACTCTTTTTGGGATATGGCTCAGAAACGCATCAGAAGGACGTATGCGCGACGTTTCCGACAAGTGAATGGTTGCCAGCGGATACTGCTTCCAAACGCTCTCAAACGTGTTTAGAAGCTCCCGCAGCCTCCTTTCGTCCTGGTTTACTGCCGACGTGACCAAAAAATTCACTTGCTTCCCCTTGTGCTACTCCACCCTTGTCGCGCAAAGATCTGACCTGTGCCCTGATAGCTTGCGCCACTAAAGTGATCTGGAAGGAAATAGTGCGACGGATAAACCGTAAGATCATGATACTTGTGCTTGTGTATGGTTTCTGTTAACCGTGCCGGTCCTGAGAACTGCCATGCCATCCTGCCCTCTGGCTTGTCATCCAGCAAGTCTTGAATGATCTGACCTATGAGTGGATGCTGTGGTATTGTTCCCACGATTCCGTTGGCGATGAGTCCCGGTCTAGCGATCTCATTTTCCCAGCAAGCAAAGGCATCCGGCTCCAATAACCAATCCTCCAGAGGCCGAACGCACTCGGAATCCGCATCCATTGCAATCCCGCCGAACTCGTACAGAATCTCCCACCTCATACAGTCCGCAACCCCGCAGAGTTCCCGATCCCAGAAGTGATCCATGTGCTCTGCCAGTCTCCAGCCGCGAGCAAGACTGTCGTTGCCCCAGACTTGGACCTCGTAGTCCGGATTCATCTTTGACCATGACTGGATTTCCTCCGGTTGCGGTTTGTCCCCGATCCAAACAATATGGATAAGTTTTGGAACCATAAAAAAATCCCCCAGCGATAGGGGGATAACGGGGGGGAGGAGAACCCCCCAATTATCCCTGATCAGTTTGGTTTTGCAAACAGGTAATAGTTAGACTCTATTGCACCAAGTTTCCTCAGCCTAGCAGCATCAAACTCAACCTGCTGCTTCCTTGGATACCCTGGGCTGACCCAAACTCCAGGTCGTGAGAAATGTGGCACGTACATGATTCCCCGATACGTCCAGACTTTCTGCATTGTTTTCACGCTACATCCTTCACAAAAACGCCGTTAGGCATAAGAAAACCCTTACGATTCTTGATCTGGTGATACGCACCTTCCAAACACTCAACAGGGTCCAGCCCTGCCAGAGCGCAGAAGTTGATCAGACAGACCATGACATCCCCAACCGCATCAGCAGTCAACGCCACATCTTTCTTTGCCAGCGCATCAGCCAGTTCACCCATTTCTGATACAGCTTTCAGGAATTGAGCGGTTGCTGTTGAGTTTGGGATGATCTGCCGATCTCTACTCCATTGGATTACCCGAATGTGCAGTTCATCGAAAGACATTTTTTGCATGATCACTTTCCTGGATTAGCTTGATCCGATTTAACAGCAATCTTCCTTCCGTTAATATATTTAAAATTATTTCCGATGACTTCTCCGAATCCTTCTCCAGAAACGCTTTCCATAAGTTCCCATTCATCCGATTCAGGGTCAGCCACCCTTCTACCCAGTCGTTGATATTGTTCATTCCAGAGTTTTCTGTTGACACGAAATGCTCTCCGTTGTGTTGAGGTTAACTCTCCGATAGTGTTTGCTGTGTCGTCCTCCATAATTTTTATAAGATTCGTCCGAAAAAAGAACGGGTCAATGTCCAACCAATGCAGGTAAGAGTCTAGCGATTCTGTCCACAGGAAGTCGTGAGCAGTCGTAGCATCCCACATCATCCTAAGATTCTTGCCATCCGTCAGTGGTGGCTTTACTGAATCCCTGACAGCCAGAGCAATGACAGCAGCAATCAACGCCTGCTCTGGAATCTTGTGAGTTGAAATGTCATCCAGTGTTGCGTCGATGGTCATTTCTCACCCCTTGCTCTGATTGCTTGGGCTAATGCGTTCGAAGCACCGGTGTATCGCTCTACCAACTTCGCACACCCCTCACGCTCTGCTGCGGCGACAAGGACGGCGAATTTATCTAGGCAATTGGCGAAGTCGATGTATTCATCGTTTTCACTGTTGAACCAATCAGTAAGCCCAGACTTATGCGCCATGATTTTTATTTGTTCTCCGTTCATGTGTTCTTCCTCCGAACTACAGACTCAACAAACCTTGCAAACATCTTGAGATCGACATTGTGCCGATCCCACGAATGCGTTAGTCCACGCAAATCAAAATCTGTAAGTTCAAACCACGTTTTTTCTGCCTTCTGCTGCCGCATTAGCTCAACGGTTTCCACAAGCTCATCCCGCTGCCTAATGACGCACTCTGTCCTCTGGCAGGTGTAGTTGCAAGAATGTATGTTCATCGCTCCAATCTCCCGTCTTGGTTAGCCTCGCCATCTACCTGAACGGTATCGGCTGGCATTTCATACGTTGCCCATTCGTGACCGCATTCGCACAATCGTCTGCGCCACTTCCACCCGTACCTAGTGTCTTTCCTTGTCTCCAAGGTTTTTGACTTCCAACTCCCGCACTCCGAACACAGACTCATACTGTTCCTCCAGTTTTTTTATGTGGTAGTCGTCGCAAAATCCACAGAGATAAATTAGGCCGATGATGACTCCAGACTCTTCCTCTGCGCGATCACAAGCAACTGCTTCTTTGCTTCCGGTTGACAATTGACACCTCCGTTTGCAATGTGCTCGGCAAGTATGTCTGCCAGTCTGCTCTCTGTCCTGGCACCCCTAGCAATCTCCAGCATTGCCTGAGCTGATTTCGGATACCTAGCCCAGTGCATAAAGTCAAAACCAGGAGTCCTGATCTGCTCTACCGCACCTTGGATGATCGCCCTTCCTTCCGGTGTGATCTCCTTCGGAGGAGGCAACGCTGCTACTTGGTGTTCCGCGACACGGAACTGTTTGCACAACTGAATCCACTGGGCAAGACTCGGAGGCCAGTCTGGGGGATCTCTCTGTAGATGATCAAGAACCATCCTGATAGTGTCAGTCGGAACAGACCTAAGCTGTGCTTCCCATGCTGCCTTTGCTTGGTCGATCTCCTCTGGAGTTTTGCCAAAGTTGGACAGCACTTTCTGCTTGCCCCACAGAAGCCCAAAGCGGTCGATTAGACGTTCGCAATAGCTCTGCATTTGGCTGCTTCCATGTCAATCACGTTTTTGCCTGTGAGGTGGCTCCAGAGGTCTTGTTTGACCTGTTTCTTCTCCACCCAGTCAGCCTTAAACCCTCGCCATCCCATCAGCACCATGTGGTCTAGTGCCTGCTCCAGAGTCCATCCTGCAATCTTGGCTTCCTCCCTGATTGAGTTGATAACGCGCTGCGTTACTATCGCCCGTTTTGCTCTTCTGTGTGCTAGGAAGTCATCCCAGCAATCTTGAGGTACATCGACAGGTTTCATGCGTTCTCCTTTAGCGTTTGCGAACTCTAAACCTGTTTTTGTGTCTTGTGTGGAAATATTTTTTAATAGGCTTGTCTGTTTCTATAGTTTTCTTTTATCTCTGATCTCTTGAGACATAACTTCCCCAGGGTGGAGCACAGGACTGGCTTCCACCTCTCCCGCCTCTACCATCCTGTGATAGGGCCAGAGTACCCGGAG